TCAGGAGCGGTCCTGCATTTCGCATAATGTATATGCCGCAGATTTTCCGGCATGAATTTGCGCATGAGAAATCGCGTCAAAAGTCGATGCCTTGGCGGGGGTGCTAATTGCGCTGCCGATGAACAGCAGCAGGGCAGCGGTCATTCCGGCAAGCTTTTGCGCAATTCGCCTCCAAGCGGCGCGTTCATCTTCTGAATTGCTGCGTTCTGCCATGACTAGTGCAGACCACGTTTCCGGGTTGTCGCCAATCTCTAGCGCCATCTTTTCGATGAACTGAATTTCGGCGTTTTTGCCTTGTTTCCAGCTGGAAACCGTTGCGCGTGTCACGCCTAGAGCTATCGCGCCGGCGTTGTCGCTCTGGATTTTTTGCACGTGTTTCCAGCGGCAAAAAAGGTCGTAGCTCTGGCTCATGTCTGTACCCTGTTGACACAACGTCAAGACCCAGCATACATTCCGTCCCGCATGTCAGCAGAGTCTTGACATGCGCCGCCCGCCGGTCATCCCCCGGCCGGGTGCATCTGACGGGGTGCACAGGGCGGCTTGTCGCAGGGGGAGAGAGGGGTATCGGAATGAACGTCGAACAGCACGCGGCATTGCAGGCACGCATCGTTGATGCGCAGCGGTTGGCGCTGGACTTGGTGGAAATGGGGCATGCGCGGATCGGCATCATGCTCGGTACTGCGGCGTTCAAGGCGCTGCGCATCAAGCCGACTGCGGAAGCGGTGCCTGCCGCCAAGCCGTCCCGCAGGGCAAAAACTGTGGAGCCGAAAGGGGAGGGCGCATGAGCGCCCTTTCTTCGTTCGCCGTCCTCGCGTGGGATGAGCGGGCAGGGGAGTGGCAGGTGGTCAAGCGTCGTCTGTCCACCTATGCCGCTGCCAATCGCTGGGCCGTGCAGTTCCAAACGCGATCCATGCGCGCCTGCGTGCGTCGTGAGCCGGTGGTGTTCCCCGCTGCTCCGCAGGTGGCCGCATGATCTTCGCGGCCATCCTCGTTTCTGTCTCGACGCTCGCCTATGGTGCCGCCGGTTTGTTCGCGTGGTGGCTGGATCGCAATGATGCGCGCGTGTACGCCGACTTCCGCGCTCAGCAGCTGGTCGCCTGGGCGCAACTGGAAGCCGATGTGATCGCGGCCGAGCGCGCCATTGGGGTGCGTCATGGCTGACCTGCCTGACGCGGTGCGATACGCCGCAATCGGTGTGCTGGTTCTGTGCGTCGCACCGCGCGTCATCCTCAGCTATGTGCGCTGGAGAAAGGGCCATGGCTGCTAACGGTCGGCTCTTGGGCGTGGACCGTCGCGCACTTCACGCGCGCTTCTATGAGCCCGTTCCCGGCGTCTACCCGCTGGACGCGGACGTGCAAGCGGTCATGGCCACGCCAGTCGCCGAGTACTGGATACAGCAGCGCATCGTCGGCGCCCCCAGCTGGACGCTGAAATGCCGCTATGGCCAGGACGTGGCATGGGCGGTTGAGCGCGTCAAGTGGTGGAACGCGCTCCTGTGTGGTCGCCGTCAGTACCGCGTTGTCTCGGTGCTGGGCGACACCTGCACCGTGGTTTTCGGGGAGGGCGTCGGCCATGGTTGAGGCCGCAGCTTCTGGACTCCCCGCGTCTAACAGGGGAGTCAGTGAACCTGAACGGATCGGGGTAGTGATCGACTGGATGGCCTGCTCTTTCGATCTGTTCGCCGTTCTGGACGCCTACGCGTTCCATCACGTGCCGGAGGACCGCGAGGCGGTCTGCTCCGATCTGAACGGCGTGGTGGGCTCCTGCGCCCCGGCTGTCGCCCAGGCACTGGCGGATCATTTCTTCCCGGGCCTGTATGAACTTGGAGCACCGTCGCGCGGCCGGTTCTATAACTGGCGGGTGGCGTTGCGTGTCGGGGGCGAGCATGTTGGCCTGCTGGAGTTCGGCGGCCTGAACACCATTCGACGGGATGGCACGTATACCGCCCGACTGGAATTGACCGGCGACGGCTGCCGCGTGTTTGAAGCAAGCGCCGGGGATGACCATGCGAAGCGGTGGTCGTCCCTCGCTACGGCGCTTGGCATTGTCGATGCGCGGCTGACGCGTGTGGATATCGCGGCCGATGACTTCGCCGGCCTGTACCCAGTGCAGTGGGCCATTGATCGCTACAACGATGGCGATTTCGACCGCCGTGGACAGCGCCCGAAAGCGCGCCTCATTGATGACATGGGGAATCGCACCGGCAAAACCTTCTATGTCGGCAGCCGCAAGTCGGAAAACCAGCTGCGGGTGTACGAAAAGGGCAGGGAACAGGGTGATCCCGCGTCCGAGTGGGTGCGCTATGAGGGCGAGTTTCATGCCAGCAACCGGCGTGAACTGCCGCTGGACATGCTGGTCGATCCCGCGCCGTATCTGGTCGGCACTTATCCGGTGCTGGACTTTGTGGGCGGCATCGGCGAACGCCTGCGGATCGCCGTCGAAAAGATGATGGCGAACTGCAAGCGGTACGTCGCGCATTTCCGCCGCCAGTACGGCCCGATGCTCAACGCGATGTTGCACGCCGCAGGTGGTGATGAGGCCACGCTCGCGCGGCTTGTGCTGGGTACTGCGCGCTCGACGCTCCCTGCGTGGTGTCCGCGCCCTGATGACGCTGCGCAGCTGTTGGTGGCCGTCCTGTTCGCACCGTCAAGCGAAATCGAATCCGAAACCCGGCAGGTGCCTGCCGGCGATTGAATCCTGCGCGCCTGATAGCTGCGGGCGCGGATGACAGGTAATGCAGCTGACTTTCGCCCGACATAGCGGGCACAACGGAGAAAAAATCATGAGCGGTATCAAGGTGACGGTTCTGTCGGCCCAGGTGGATGAGCGTGATGGCACGTTCGAGGGTCGCAGTGGCGAACAGATCAACTACACCACGCGCAAACAGAAAGCCAAGCTGGAAGTGGGCGGCTTCGCCTATCCGTTCGATGTGCGTCTGGAATCGGGCCAGCGGGCCTACCCGGTCGGCGAGTACCTGCTCGACATGGCGTCGATGGTCACCGTCAACCGTGGCGCGCTCAACCTGAGCAAGTACACCGCGCTCGTTCCGTTCAAGGCATAAGCCATGTCCACGCCGGAATCGCTCTACGTCGCCGCGTGTGCCGCTGAAAACCTTCAGCAGGACGGCACGTGCGCGGTTCCCGTGTGGATGCCGTACCACCAGCCAATTCTTCCTCCCCTGGACTTGGCTGATGGAACCCTTGTGGCCTTCGCGATTGTCGCGGTTTGGGCTGTAGGGGTTAAAGCGCGCCTCGTATTCCGCGCGGCGCGTCTAGGGGTCTACTGACAGAGAGAGCAAAGCCAATGAAGTTCATGAATCAGGTTCGTCGTTTCGGTTCCTCCGCTGCCGGCAAGTTCAGTGCCGGTGCCTCCGCCCTGATGGCGTCGGGTGCCGCGTTCGCCAGCGGCAGCGGTTCCCCGGGTTCGGCCATCGCCGGTGAGCTGGCGTCGGGCAAGAGCGAGGTCAATCTCGTGATCGCGGCTGTGGCCGTGATCCTGGGCGTGATCATCCTGTGGGGCTATATCAAGCGCGCTCGCTAACGGACGGGCGTCATGCCCGCGCTGTTAGCGGTCCTTGCCACTGCCGGCGAGGTTGCGACGGTAGTCATGTCGGCCATCGCAGTGATCCGTGCAACGGTGATGCTGTGGGGCTACGTCAAGCAAGCAAGGAGGTAGGGGGCTTTTGCCCCCTGCTTTTTAGGGAGAAAGGAACATGGGCTATTTCGTCATCATTGCAGTGTGTGGCGCGTGCTGGCTTGCATTTGAGGGCGTGTGATGCGCTGGCTTGCTGGCATCTTCGCTAGGGCGTTCGTTCGCCGTATTGCGGCGACTATCGCTGTTGCCGTTCTGGCCTACATGGGCATTGGTAGTGCTCACGCACAGACGGATAGGTGGGACATTCTTTTTTCGTCACAAGGCGAGGCTTACTCGACCTGCATGGCGGATTTCAGGGTTGCTCAGGCTAAAGCAAACTCGATCTATCCCGGTCGTTATGACATGCCGTCTTGCAATGAGCTTGGTGGCAGTTGGGGGGTCTATCAATGCATGGCTAGAAGTTCTACCGGACGGCCGGATTTCATGTGCCGCGATAACACCAAAGCCTATTACTACTATCCACGTGATGCGACGTGCGCAAATAGGCCGTCCAGCACCACGCCGTTCTTGCCTGTTACCGGCTCTACGCAATGCAGCAACGGGTGTGTTGCTGTGTACTCTCAGAACGCGGATGAGACAAGCACGCGCAGCTTCACCGGTGCCACGTGCGACAACGAAACATTTAAGAACAATTGCCCTACGGGCAGCTATTACAACGGCTATCTTGGCGTGTGTGAGCCTGTAGATAAGCCGTGTCCGCCCGATCAGAAAAAGGTTGACGGACAATGCGTTCCCGATGGCAAGTGTCCCGACGGAATGGTGGCAGTTCCGGGTACCACGCCCGGTTCTATCCAGCAAGGTACGTTGTACTGCAAGCCTGCTGAGAGCGAATGCCCGCCCGGCAATGTAAAGAGTCCTTCCGGCCAATGTTTGCCAGGCGACGGACAATGTGCCGCGGGTGAAGCCAAGGGCAAGGATGGTACTTGCAAGCGCGATTCTGACGGCGACGGTACACCAGATTCAGAGGAGGGGCCTGATGATCCGAACAAGGATTCGGCCTCTGGTGGTGACAGCTGCAACGCACCGCCTTCGTGTTCGGGAAATGCCATCTCTTGCATACAGGTGAAAATTCAGTGGCGCATTGACTGCAACACGCGCAAGAACAGGAACATTACCGGTGGCACGTGTGCCGCGATGCCGATCTGTACCGGTGATAAGTGCGATGCAATGGAATATTCGTCGTTGCTGCAGCAATGGAAGGCTGCTTGTGCGCTTGAAAAGCTTGCCAAGAATGGCACCGGAACGCCCGGTGATGGCGAGGGTTGCGGGGCAGGGGATGCGAACTGCAATGGTGTTGCTGATGTGCTGGAGGGTTCGGGCGAAGCGAGTGAACCCGGCGACGGCACTGCCGATGTAGATGGCGCCAAAAAGTGGGGCATTGGTGTCTCTGCCGGGATGCTGGATCAAGGCAATATTTTTGGCGGCGGCTCGTGTCCGCAACCCCCATCTTTCCAGCTGATGGGCGTAGCGATCAGCGGTGCGGACTTCCCGCATTGGTGCAATGCGATGGCGATCCTGCGCGGCTTGATTCTGATCTTTGGCGCGTTCACCGCGCTCAAAATTCTCATGGGTGGGGTGGGCTGATGGGTATCTTCAATCCGGGCGGCATGGTATGGGATTGGATCGTCAAAGGCGTTACGCATGCTCTTGGCAAGGTTAAGGATGCTGCTGCCGGCATTGTCGGCAAGGTGCTTGCCACCTTCGGCCTGACCACCGTTACGTTCGATGCGGTGTTGCCCAACCTAAAACAGTTTGTGCAGTCGCAGGTGGGCGGCTTGGATGGGCCTGTTGCCCAGGTACTCGGCTATCTTGAAGTGGGCACGGCCATGTCGATGATCCTTTCCGCGCTCACGATCCGCATGGCGTGGAAGGTGTTCATTGTGCCTAAGTCCGTTGCCGATTCGCTTGGCGGGGGCCACTGAAATGATTTATTGGTATACCGGCCAGCCGGGGCACGGAAAAACGTTGCACGCAATTGAGCGTTTGTTGGAGTTCAAGGATCAAGGGCGCATCGTCTACGCCTGCAATATCCGTGAGTTCGACTATGCGAAAACTGGCGTTCTCGAAATGACGCCGGAACAGTTCAGGGATTGGCCTAACTTTTTGCCGGATGGTGCGGTAGCGCTGGTTGATGAGGCCTATGAGCACGGGATGCTGCCTAAGCGTCCTTCCGGCTCTAAAGTGCCTGAGCATGTCGAACAACTGGCGAAGCATCGTCATCGTGGCCTGGACTTCATCTTCGTCAGTCAAAGTCCGGACAAGCAATGCGATCAGTTCGTGCATGATCTGATCGAGCGCCATATCCACGTGCGCCGCCGATTTGGAACAAAGTTCGTGCACCTGCGCGAATTTGACCGCTTTGAAGCGCAGGCGGAGAAAGCGATTCCGTTGGTCACAAAGCGCAAGGCGCTCCCCAGGCGCCCGATGGGCACCTATAAATCGACGGAATTGGACACCACGGAACGGCGCATTCCTTGGTACTACATTGCGTTTCCGGTCGCAGCCGCGCTCGCGTTGTTCCTGATGTATTACTCCTTCGGCTCGATGGGTAAGCGGCTCGGTGGCGGCGAGGAAACGTCAACGGTTGCTGCACAACAAAGCCAGCCGGCAACGCCGCGCGACGGAGCGAATGCGACGGCGGGCGGCGGTGCTGCTGGCGCCCAGGTCTCTGCGGCCGACTATGCCAAGCGCTTCATTCCGCGTATCCCATCGGAGCCGTGGAGTGCGCCGGCATACGATGACGCGCTGTCGCTGCCGAGCGAGGCTCCGCGCTTGTTCTGCATGTCGTCCATGGGTGGTGCCAATGCCCAGGGTAAGCATGCCGAGCCTTCGTGCAGCTGCGTCACTGAGCAAGGCACGCTTTACGTGGTCGATGAACCGACCTGTCGTTTCGTCGCACGTCGCGGGCAATATGAGCCGTATCGCGATGAGCGCAATGACCGCTTTGTCGATGGCCCAACGCAGATAGAGCGCAACCGGGAGGCCATTGCCGAGCGGGGCAGGGAGGGCGGGGCAGTGATAGGGCGCAGCAAGCGCGGTCAAGGCACGTTCCCTGAGTCGCCCGGCTATCAAACCAGCACGGTTACGCCGCCGACGACAAGCCTATGACCAGCGGCGGCCGTGAACTGTTGAAGTGGCTGGCGCTGGCCGCGATGACGTGTGATCACGTGGCAAAGGTGCTGCTTGGCGGCTACGTGCCAGGTCTGTCGGAAGCCGGCCGCATCGCCTTCCCGTTGTTCGCGCTGGTGATGGCCTACAACCTCGCCCATGGCGCAGACGCTGGGAAGTCGGTTCGTCGGCTTGCGCTGTGGGGTGTCATCGCGCAGCCGGTCCACGCGTGGGCGTTTGGTAACGCGTTACCGCTGAACGTGCTGCTTTCGTTCGCGCTAGCCTCGGCCTGTGTATGGAGTGTCCAGCGCCGGCAATGGGCGCTGCTGGTGTTGTTGGCCGGGCCTGTGGCGATGCTGGTGGACTACGGATTGGCTGGCCTGCTGCTGGTGCTGGCCGGCTGGTGGTTCTTCCTGCGGCCGACTACAGGGCGGGGTGTGCTGGTCGTCCTGGCCATGGCCGTGCTGTGCGCTTGGAATGGCAATGGCTGGGCGCTGCTGGCCTTGCCAGTGCTGGGTCTTGCGTTGGCCAACATCAGCGTTCCGCGCATACGCTGGGTGTTCTACGGCTATTACGTGGGTCATCTGGCCTTGCTGGCGTCGATCGCCACGATTCTGCTACCCTGAATTGCAGCACAGGGGCTGCTCGCCTAGCAGATTTCAGGATGAAATGCAATAGGGCAAGAATCGTGCCAGTTATCTGGCATTCATGTTTTGTTTTGGTTTCATTCACAGTTGCCCAAAATTGCCTTGCACAGCAGGTTTTCAAGTGCGTGGAGAAAGGCAAGCCGGATTCGTACCAGTCGCATCCGTGCGCGAATGGCCCGGCGGTCAAGGCATGGGATGCGGTGCCGGATCAGGACAACCCGTACCTACGGGCGCGCCTGGCGCAGTTGCAGCGCGAGGTCGATGCGCGCCGAGCGGCTGACGCTGCGCGAGGGCCATACATGGCTGGCATCCGGGGTGGTGGTCGCGGCGTAGGCGCGTTTGTTCCGGCACGCTCTGGTTCTATCTCAACCACGTCGAGTTATGGCTGTGAGAGTGCTAAGCGTTCGCGCGATGCGGTCTACAACGCGGCCGGGCATCGCCGGTCGTTCGCGGTTTCGCGCGCGATGGATAACGCCGTCTATGACGCCTGCAAGTGATCGGGGTGCAGGGGCTTTGCCCCTGCGGTGACGCCGTTACCCGGCCCGCGTTCCGAAGTGGCGTTCGCGCCAGTCGCCCAGGTCTACGATGACGACCTTCACCAACGACTGCTGACGGGCTTTTCTGGCCGCGTTCCGGGCTCGGGTAGCGTCCCGTAGGTCCGTGGCATCCGCACGCCACAGCAGGCCGCGCAGGCGGCGTTCGGGGATGCGTTCGCCGCTGGGGGCCACAAGGTCACGGCCGGCGAGCCGCCAGCCGGCCCATGGCCCATGTAGATCTACGTGGTTGTCCAGGACGTGCCGCGCGTGGTCGCGGGCGCAGCTGTTCGGGCAGGGTTTGCCGGCAGGCCAGCATGGCGGCCTGTGGTCGATGTCGTAGGTGTCGCTCACGCCTCAATCTCCGTATCGGACGGTGGACGCTGCGGCAGGCAAGAGGTGATCCAGAGCCAAATCCAGCGCAGCCGGCGCAGGATCGATGCCTTGGCAATTTCGCATAATGTATATTATGTTAAAGCTCGCAGTGGCCATTCGGTCATGGCTCGGCTCCTGCATCCGGTGGTGGCTTGCTGGTCTGGTCGACCGGCACCGCACCCCCAAGGACACGGAGCTTGCAGCATGACGCATGGAAACCACAGCTGGACCGGCTGGCGCTGGACCGAGAACGGCCGTTACCTCGTTTCGCCCGATGGCGACCACATGACCGCCGAGCGCCTGCGCGGTCTGGCGTGGCGCGATTCCATGGAGCTGCGCCGCGCCGGCTATGCGTCCAGACGCAAGGCCGAGGCCGGTACTCGTGCGCGCCAATATGGCGCAAAGGTCAAGGTGGTCATCGTGGAGCTCGACGACTGGCGGGACCGCCACTTCGGCCGTGCCGGCTAGGCGGTCGTCAGCGGATGATGGCGCGAGGTTCGCCGCGCCAAGGCCGGTGGACCAGAATCGACGGGGGCCAAGGCCGCCCAGGCGCGGGTGAGGCGTTTTCCGTGGGGCTCCGCCCCACCCCCTTGGCTACAATGCGCCCAGGACGACGCACAGGGGGATTCAGGGCATGGAGCGGCAAGAACCCACCATCGGCAAACCCGACATGCATAACCTGCATTTCAGGCCGCGCAGCCACCGGGGTATGCGGACGAATCGCGACAGTGGATCAAGCCTGTGGCTGAAAGCCGGCCTGGGCGTTGTTGTCCTGGTCCTGATGGCCATGGGACTGATCGAATGGAATGCAAGGCGCCAGGCTGCAGCAATGACGGCCGAACTCATGCGACCCATGACCCCAGCTGAAGAGGCCCGTTTCAACGAGCAGATGCGGAGATGGGAGCGGGAGCTTGAGGCTGAAACGGCGAAAGACTTGGCCGCAGTGCAGCGGCATTTGAGAGTTGAGCCACAGGTCCAGCGCTATGAGCCGAGAGCGCCACTGCGACCTGGACAGCGATGCATGCAGGGGCGCCGACTGGAACGAATCGAAGGTGGCTGGCGCGACCTGCCGAACGAGCCCTGCTGATTTCGTAACGCGTTACTTCTTCGGGTAGCGGCGGGCGAGTTCGCCGACCAGGGCGCCAACGCGATTCTTGGCCGGCGCCATACCCCTACCGCCCTGTGCTTCCAGGGCGCGAATGAAGTTGAGCTCCGCGCGGATAGTGTCCAGAAGAACGGCGTCGGTGAAATCTTCCAGGGCACCGGGTGCCGAAACCCGCGACATCTTGCGGCAACCGTTACCCAGGGCAAGCCGGCTTTGACGGTAGCGGCGCTGCTTTTCGGCTGCGGTCATCGGCCCGAACTCGGCGTTGAGCACGGGGCGGCCGCGCTTGGCGGGAAGCATTTCGAGGGTGCCGGGGTCTTTTTCGTCACGCATCACGAAATTCCTTTTCCGTTGCCGATGATGAGATATTAAAGTAACGCGTTACCAATTCCTAATGGTCATTGGCTATAAGTAACGCGTTACTAAAGTGTCGTCGTCGGCGGCGTGTACGCGCTGATCGTCTTGGCCGGGTTCTGCGGGAAAACGTCACCACGCTCCCCCGATTTGTAGCCAACAATGGCCGAGGATGGAGACGACGGCGCTGAGGACTGCACGGCGGGAGCGGCGGGCATTGCTGCTGGCGGGACCGAGGGCATCTTGTACGGGTTATAGGGCTGGCCATGGCGCGCGACGGTGCGGCACTCAGGCTGGGTGATTTCGTAACGTGTGCCCTGCTCTGTCAGGCACGTACAACTCGGCTCCTGCCTATTGCCCTGGGCATCGACCCCACCCATCGAGGACATGCAGTAAAGCGCCGGCTGCGAGACGGGCGGGCGATCATCGAAGATCGGAGCGGTCTCGGGCATGGTGGCAAAACGCGGCAGGTGCGCCTTGGCGTAGTCGAGCGGCGTGGCAAATGTCCGGGGAGAGGGGCCGGCACCAGGTGCGACCGAACCGACAGCACCAGGTGATGCGGCTGACGTGGCAACCTCCCCGGCCTCCTGGATACGCGCCTGCATTCGATGCTTCAGGTAGAAGGCCATGGCCACGACAAACACGACGCCGACGATGACCCAACGCATCCACATCGGCATGCTGCGCTTGGTCGTGACCAAAGTGGTAGACGTGAAGTACTCGAAAACGTACTTAGGCCTGATCCAGTCCACCACGTCGGCACAGGGGCCATTCACTGCGCCCTGGTAGGCATCCCAGCGCTTTAGCTTGGTTTTCCGCTTCCACACCGAGTTTTGGCGGACGTGAACGTGGCTCTCATAGAGCCCGCGCAGGAACGGATCGAGTTGAAGGCCCTGTTGAGCGACCAGGATAAAGTCGAAACCGCGATGCCGATGACGCGCCATGGCATCGACGTGCGGCGGCACCTTGGAGCCGGCGTTGCGGTTGGGAAAGACGTTGTAACACTCGTCCAGGAGCACCACGGAGCCATCTGGCAACTGCTCCCACTGGGTGGGGTCCGCGAGCTGAAGCCACCCCGCCTTCTCGTAATCGAAGTCCTTGATGCCGGAGGAGTAGATGGTCCGCCCCTCCTTCTGGAACTTGAAGGCGAGATCTACGGCATAGGCCGTTTTGCCGTGACCGGGCTGGCCAGTAACCAGGTACAGGGCCATGTCAGGACGCCTTCAACTTGGCCATGAAGACCTTCTGTCCAACCGCTGCGGCATACGCCGAAAGGATCAGCGTGATCGCCACGCCGATACCACTGGCCTCGAAATAGGCCATGCCAACCGGGCCCATGGAAGGCAGCAGCGCACTGATGAAGGACTTCATTGCTGGCAGTGCCACCTTATGGGTGAACATGCCGATACCGAACGCCAGGAGGATGCGGCCAACGATGCCAGGCAGGTACTGACGAGCAGCTTGGAACAGGAGCGCCACCAAGGCGCCAAGAATCTGGGGCATGTCATGCGACTCCGCGAGCAATGATGAAACAGGCGACAGCCGCGGCACAGACGATGAGAGAGGCGCGGAGCCGAGAAATGAGAAGACACCATTCAGGGTTAGGAGCACCGAACTCCGCGGAGTAGGCCTGCCCCACTACACCGGAACCGCCGCCACCGGGAAAACCCATGCACATGCCACCACCAAAACCGGACTGATCCAGATCGGAGGTGGAGAACTCCTTCTCGCCAACAGTTGGAGTGTCGCCTGGACCTTCGCCGGCACCGGGGTCCTGGCTCATGCCGGTGACCTTGGTCCACTCAGGCTGACTTCCGTCCCCTTCCCCATCGCCCTTGCCGGCGAGCTTCTCCAGAGCGCATGCAGACCGCCACTGCATGAGTAGAGAGCTGTACTCCATGGCGTCGCACTTCTCGCCGGTGCAGACCGGCGGCGAAGAGCAAGCGCCACCTGAGATGTTTCGGTTCCTGCGGGTGTTGCAATCAATGCGCCACTGGATGCGTGCCTGGCCACACAAGATGGGCGAGCCGCTACAGGCAGGCGGGGCGTTGCAGCTGTCTCCGCCGGCAAACGTTTCATCGGTCGTGCCCTCATCCTCGCCATCATCGGGCTTGCCGTCACCGTCAGAATCGCGCTTGCAGGTGCCATCCTTGCCCTTGACCTCACCCGCGGCACATTGCCCCTCGCCAGGCAGACACTCGCCAGAGGGGGCCTTTACATTGCCAGGAGGACACTCGTTCTCCTTGATCTTGCAGGTTCCATCGGACATGAGAACCATGCCATTCGGACAGGCTTCTTTGCAGCTGCCCCCGGAATCCTTCACCTGACCATCGGGGCATTCGACCTCGAGAGGCGAACAGACGCCGAGGATGGCGTTCCAGTAGTACGGGGCGCCCATCTGCTCACAGTTGGCCTTGGGATCCGCTGGACAAAGGCTGCCGGTGGGTGTCCAGGTGCCCGTCTGGCCATCGCCGCTGCCAGTCCATATTCCGTCGCAGCCGCTGCGACAGCCGATACTGCCGTTGGTCACGGTGCCGACATAGGAAGCCCAAGGCAGCGCGCCGGTATAGTCGGATTCGTTGGCACATGTCTTGTCGATGGGATAGTAGTAGTACTGCTTTGTCTCGTTGCGGCACATGAAATCGGGCCTGCCAGAACTGCTTCTGGCGACGCACTCGTACACTCCCCAATATCGGTTTGAGAGATCGTTACAGGACGGAATGTCATAACGCCCTGGATAGACCGAGTTTGCCTTGGCCTGAGCAGCCTTGAAGTCAGATAGGCATGCGGAATAGGCCTCGCCCTGGGACTGAAAAAGCACATCCCAACGATCCGTTTGCGCCGACGCTGAGCCGCTAAAGAGCGCGCAGAGCAGCAACGCAACCAGCAGGAGAAGGAAGCGCGCGATCACGAGTCGAGCGCCAGCCAGAGCGCGCCAAGGAGCGCGATCATCACGAAATAGCCTGCATATGCCATATGCACCCCCAGAAGTGGATCGGGCGCACCGCCCGCACCCGCCGCAAGCGACGGTCACGGGCGGCACGCCCGATTAATTAACGCGCCAGGCGACGGCCGAGGTTGATCATCGCGATGACCGCGCAAGCGCCCAGGATGACGGCGCCGCCAGTCCACAGGTCGGACTTGTCGATGCTGTCGGTGAGGGCGGCGGTAACTTCGCCGGCAGCGAAGGCGGAGCCGCCCATGACGGCGGTGGCGGCACCGGTGATCGCAGCGGCGACCTTGGCGGGGGCGAAACGGGAAGCAGACTTCTTCACGGACTTCTCCATGGTGTGACCTCTTTAGGTTTGTTCGGCAATACGCCGTCCCTGCCTGATGAAAAAGCCGATGGCCCAGCAGCCGGCGATCAAGCCACTGACTGCAAGACCCTCGGCCGCGTCCAGCGGCGGGGGGAAACTGGACGCTGGGCCATAGAAGGGAGCCGCGCAGACACCCGTGGTGGCGTCGTAGTCAGACGCCTTGCAGTAGGCAACCAGCACGGTCTCTTCCATGGCCGTATCCGCTTAGCTGGCCTTGGCCACGGGAGCCGGCGCAGACGCCGGGCGCGATGCGGGCGTGAGAACCAGGCGGCCCAGCTTGAGATCGCCGAACTGGTTGACGTTGAGCGCGTCCTCAAGGTCGCAGTTGTAGTCGCCTACCGGATAGGCATCAGCACTGCCCAGGTCGAGCTTGATGCGCTGACGGAACTTGGGGCACTCGGCCACCGCCTCCTGCGTGCGAATCACGCCCGAACGGTTGTCCTTGCGCCACTGCTTTTCCTGGACAGCGGTGGAGGTGACGGTGACTTTCATGGGTATCTCCTTGGATGGGATTGGTAACGAGTGACGAAATCAGGCGGCCGCGTCGACGTATTCGGACAGTTGCTTTCGGACGAAGCCATGGAGGTCGCCTACGAATGACTTGTATCGACCGGGGCGACCTTGCCGGGCGATGTACTGCTTGATCAGGGCGACGCCGTTCTCCTCGCCCAGGGATTCCAGAACCAGCTGCAGAGCCGTCCCGGCTTGGTTGTAGAGGAAGCGCAACATGGCCTTTGCCGATGCGTTGACCATCTGGCGTTTGAGATCGATGCGTTCGCACTCGCCGATAACGAACTCGGCCAACATGGGATAGGCAGCGCCGAAGTACTTGCCGGGATTGCTCAGCGCATCCAGGGGAAGATCGAGCCGCTTGGCGTATAGCCGAAGCTCGCAGCGGGTGTGGCCACTTTCGGGGTCCCCCAGCTGCTTGCCCTTTTCGTAGACGTTGAGCTGCTTGTGGCCCTTCTGGCCGATGTACAGCGAACAGCCCTTGTCGCTGCCCATGTCATCGACCCAGCGGCCTTCGGGCGGGCGACCGTTCATGGTGAATTCCCCGTTGAGATAGAGATCGTGGAAGCGATGGATATCGAAGGTTTCGCCAGTGAGGTCATCGATAGCGATGTCCAGACGAGTGAGGTGGGCATCAAGGTCTTGGGCAACACGCTCGACATAGCGCCAGTTGGGGACGTGCTGGCACCCCTGCCCTGTCAAGCTGATGCAGTACTCGCCCTTGGCGGTAAGGCCGATCTTTCCGCAGACGCTGGACGTTTCATCGATCAGCGTGGCGCTGTACTCGTAGCGGAAATTCCAGAGCTTTTCGGTGATCGGGCCACAGACGATGGAACCTGCCGTGCCGAACACGTAGGCCAGGACATCCGAGGCGTGCATCTTGCGGAACAGCCGGATGGCTTTTTCCGAGTCGAGCACCAGGGTGCAGAAATCGATGATGGGAGCGGTGAGACTGCTGCCCTTCGGAGACTTTTGGCCCGTGTTACTGCTCGGGCCAGCCGGCTCTGCCGGCCCTGCGGCGTCCAGCTGCTTGCAGGGCTCGGCCGGTGAAAAGGGGTGTTCTACGGCACCGGCACGCGCCCAGAAGGCGCGCTCGCGGCTGCTGATGGAGGGGGCTACTTCAAGCATCGGCAATCCCTTCTGCGTACACCACAGTGCGACTCGCGCCCATCACGGCGACGACGCGGAAGCGACGGCGACCACGAAGCAGGCGGTTCCAGTACCGGACGCGGGAAACCGGCAGGTCCAGGTTGTCGCCATAGCGGCACTTGCTCTGCCACTCCCCGCCCGGCGTGCGCTGCTCGATGAAGTACTCCAGCGCCGGCAGCGTGCGCAGCGCCTCGACTTCGGCGTCCAAGTGCGACATGGGGCTAGCCAT